CCGTCGCGTCCTCGATGGTGATGGTGCCGTCCTGCGGCATAAACGGAACAGAGATAAGCGCCACGACGGCCCCCTATGCGTTAGTGATTAAATGCACGACGCTGAACACGACTTCATGCGTCCGCCAATTACCAGAGCTCGCCGACGCGCGCGACGAGCGCACCCAGGTCGGCGTATTGAAGTAGACCGGCCACGACCCGGAGCGGTCAACGAGCCGGTTGATAAGGGCAAGCTCCGCGTCGAGCCCGGCGTCGACGCTGGCGAGCTTTGCCTTGGCCTTGACCGGCGCCAGAAAGCGCACCGTGACCTCGGAGAGCACGTGCTGCCCGGCGACACGCTGCCGGCTCAAAGCGTCGACCGGCGTAGAGTTCGCAATGCCTACCGCAAACGGCGTGCGCTGCGGCGCTGACGGCACGGCGTCGGGCACGACATCCGGCCCGAATAGGTCAGCGGGCACGTCGACGACCGTCCAGCCCGATAGGCCGGCAACGCGGTCGCTGATGTCGTCGCGCACCTCGGCGAAGCTACGCGCCACGTCGCGAGCCTCCGAGCCATAGCGACGCAATCGACGCCCGGCGGCGCTCGCCGTTGCTCTTGCCGTCGTCGTCCTCGTCGTAGTCGAAGGTCACCTCAGACCACGCCTCGCGCGTGAGCCCTCGGTACTTCTCCTCCTCATAGCGCCAGGTATTGTCTTGCGCGCCGGAGCCGGCGAAGTCGCCGGCGACGATGGCAAGCGTCGTGTAGAGGTAGACCATGCGCAGCGCTGCCGGGTCCATCACGAGGTAGGGGCGACGTCCTCGAGCCTCGAGGCGCGCGACAATCTCATAGTGCGCTTCGTCGAGGTAGTCGTCGAAGTCGGTGATGCCCTGGTCGTCGAGGTCGGAGTGCCTAGCAAGCAGGTCGACGTGACTAATGGGGATAGGCAAGCGCACGCGCACGCAGCTCGCATCCTGCCGCACAAGGTGGTCGAAGCCGTCGGGCATCGTGAGCAGCCACTCGATGCGCCAGCCGGTGCCCAGTGACTCCGTGATGAAGTCGGCCTCGCTCGTCGTGTAGTAGGCGCGGCTGCCCGTGATGGTCACTGAGGCGTTGGTCACGACCGCATTGCCTGCGACGTTGTAGATGCTGACCACGCCCGACGACGGTGCCACAAGCGCGCCGCCTGAGTACATGCCCAACGACAGCTCAGTCGGGCGCGTCTTCTCGATGTAGCCGGAGCCCGGCAGGATGCGGGCCTGATACTCGACGCGCGCCATTACTCCGGCCTTTCTGCGATGACGACCCGCAGGTCCTGCTCGTGAATGACGAGCTTGTACCCGCTGGCATACTTCGCCGTCAGCCTACGCGCAGGCGCCTTGCCTGCCTCGTAGAAACGCACCGAGCCCAGCGCGACGGGCGCAAAATCGCGGTCTCCCGCTGCCCGCCGCGCTGCGGCATCCTCGATGCTTGCCGCCTTAGCCCGCAAGCGGGCTTCAGCGTATGGCCGGAAGTCAGCCACCACTAGTCGAAGGTAATGGCGCTGTAAGCGGTCGCGGCGTTGGCGCCGTCGACGACCTGAACGACCAGGTAGATGGTCGCGCCGGATGCGCCGGCGACGTCGGTGATGTCGATGGTCGCCTCGCCCGATGCGTTGCTCTGAATGAGCATGGCGGCCTTGGTGCCAGCCGTCACGCCGGTGCCGGTCGTCACGTCCATTTCGAACTCGCTGGCCGGGTCCGGGTCGCCCATGTCGCCATCGTAAAGCCGAAACAGGCCGGTCCACTGCCGGGCGATGTCGTTCCCGGCGGCGTCGACGAGAAACACGTTGGCCTCGATGACGTTGGCAGCCTCGGCGCCGACCTCAAGGTCGAGCTCGAGCCCGACAAACTTTTGCTCTTCGCCGTCGCTGTCGAGCTGAATGTGCCCAGGACGGATACGGAAGGGTTTCACTCCGCTCATTGTCTCACCTCTCCATCGGGCGACTACATGCGGCCCGCGTTATGTGCCGGAGCGCTCGCCCCGTTTCACTTGCTGTTCAATCTGGTCGGCAGCGCGTCGCACTGCTCGCTCGACCATACGCTCGCGCGTGGTCTGGTCGTACTTGGTGTCCTTGTGCAGCTTGTCGCGCAGGCTGCGGCGCACGTCGTCGAGCTTGTTGTAAGGCACGGCTAGCCCTCCACCGATGGCAGCGCCGACGACCCGCCGACCGGCTGCACCGTTTCCATGCGTGACGCAAGCACGCCGTCGAGCACGTCAATCTCGGCCTGTAGGCGCTGAGACTTCGTCTTGTTGGCGCTGCCGTTGGCCTCCATGCGCTCGAGCGTCTTGCGGCGTGCGTCGCGCATGCGCTCAAGTACCCAGGTCGGCGCAGGAGCAACGACGCCGGAGTCGACTTGATGCCGCAGGAACTCGACCCAGCGCGGCCGGTCGCACTTCGTCGCGGAGCTGCCTGCAAAGGCCTGCTCGTACCGGGACAGGACGACCGGGCCGGCGACCGTGTCGACCGTGCGCAGGTAGCTGGCCGGCTCGCCTGGCGTCACGTGCGCATCGGGCACGCTAGAGACGGGGATGATGGTTCGCCCGCGCTCTTCGCAGGCTACCCGCGCAAGGCGCAGGTTGACGGCTCCGCGCTCGCGGCCTCGCTGCACGCCCATCACGCCGGGCTGCAACTTGAGCTTGCCGAGCATGGGCAGCACCTCGCCGTCGAGGATTTGCCAGCGCTCAGGGTGCGCGAAGTAAAGGAACGCAGCCCGCTTGGGGATGCGTGGGGCCCGCGAAGGGCCCATGTCGGTATCAACACCGGGGAGGAAAGCAGCGCCGCCGACAGCGCCCGAAGGTGCTGCTGATGGGGTGGCTACAGAGTCGAAGGCTGTCGACGGCAACTGCTTAGCTCCTTGTCACCACTGACTAGGCGTCGGTGATGATGCTGACGCCGGCGGCGTCAATCTGCTCGCCCGCGCCCAGGTTGACGTGCATGAGGAACCCGGTCGTGGCGTCGGCGGCCTCGCGGTCCTTCTCCAGCAGCACGGGGCCGATGTTGACCTGCGGCAGGTCCGGGTCCGCGACGATGGGGCCCTGGGCCCAGGCGATGGCGCCGCGGCCGAAGATGCCGCCGGCACGGTCGGCGCCAGCGTTGGCGGTCGGCACGTCGAGCGTCGTGAACCAGTCACAGCCCAGGAGCGAGTCCTTGTATCCCAGGCCCTTCATCGTCTCAAGCATGGCCTGCGAGCTCTGCGCGAACTGCACCGCGCCGCCGCTGTTGAGCGCCGCGTCCTTGACGATGTCGTGCCACTGGCGCGGGTGGATAACCGCGAGGTAGGGACCCTCGACGGCGGCAATCTCAAGCGCGGCGATGGCGTCGAGCACGTCCTCGATGCTGGCGTCGACACCGCTGGTGCCCACGGTCGTCGAGAAGTTGTCGACGAGGTTGGCGACGAGGTCGCGCAGGGTCGCGGAGTAGGTCGCGAGCGCATCCATCGCCATCATCTCAGCGTTCAAAATGCCGTGGGCATCGACCACGCGCGCCAGGTCGCTCGCCTCGTAGCGCTTGCTGTAGCGCGAGACGGTCACGGTCGCGGAGGCGTCCGTCAGCGCCGTGGTTCCCACGGTCGTGACCTCGCCCGTGCTCGCCATCTTGTCGAAGCCGAGAAGGCCGACCTGCGGCGTCTTGAGGACCTGGGAGCCGCCCCCGTTGATGTCAGGGAGCTGGAACAGCGCGGGATGGTTGGGCAGCGCGGAGCGGTCAGCGAGCGCGAGAAGAAACTCACCCGTCAAGACTTCGCTGGTGGTCTGGTCGAGCATGCTGCCGTAGGTAATCTGAGTCACGGTGTCTCCTAAGACGTAGAAAGAGTGTGTTGAGCTGCCCTCTCTACGGCGTTAACGGGAGCCGAACCCGACACGGGCGCGCCTAGAATTACTACGCACGCGCAAACAGTCAACCCAGAAAGCTACGCACCGCGAAGCAACGCCTTGAGCGCTGCGGCGTTCTCCTCGCTCGGGTTGCTCGTAAAACGCATGCGAGCCTCGCGGATAGCTGCGATGTTGACGTCAGGCGCTGCCGGTGCGCTGCCTGCGCGCCGACGCGGCGAACCGTAGGCCCGCAAGCGCTCGAGGTCGCCGGCAGGCTTGTCGGCTTGCTCGGTCGCGGGCGCTGCCGCTGCTTTGCTTGCGCCCTGCAAGTAAGGCGCGAGACCGGGAGGCGGCGCCGGTGCGTCCTCGCCGCCCGCTTGGAACTGCGCGATGTAGTCGAGCAGCGAGCCGGGCCGGGCGTCTTCCGGCTGGGCTCCGTACAGCGCGCGAGCGACGGCGACGCCCTCGGGGTCGTTTAAGCCGGCGCGCGACAGGCCGAGCGCTTCCTGTAGCTCTGCGACCTTGCCCTTGTGGGTGGCTTTCAGGTCGGCAATGGTCGCCGCCAGCGTGTCGGCGGTCGCGCCTCGCTCGCTAGCTGCCTGCAACTGCGCCTCGAGGTCGGAAATGCGCGTCTCTGCTTCGTTGCGCCTTGCAACTACTTCTTGGAACCGCGCATAAGGCACGGTCCGACCGGGCTGCTCCTGCTCCTGCTCTTCGCTCATTTAGTCCCCTATGCCGACAGCGCGCGGCGTGCCGTTGCGATTTCCTGGAGCTTGCGCTCTGCGTCCTCCTGCGTGGTCCCAGGGTGCAAGCGCATGTAAGCCTCGACCGGGTGCAGAAAGCCGGCAGCGACGAGCTCGAGCACGTGCTCACGCTCGGCTTGCTCTTCGACGGGCGACGGCGGCAGCCCCCGGTAATTGATGCGATATCCCGTCTCCGGGTAGTCCGTGCCCGTCAGCGCGTTGAGCATGGCGGCGCATACGCGCAGCAGCTCAAGGTCGGCGCGTCGAAACATCGGCTCGTAGAGGCGCTGCGCTTCCCTCTGGCTGTCGCGCTGCACGGCGAGCGAGTAGCCCGACCGGACGTCGGCCTCTTGCCTGGCGACGTCGGGAGGCTGTAGGCCGGCGAGCAGCAGGATGCGCCGCTCGTACATGCTGACCGACCGCAGCACGGCCTCGGGGTCTCCCGCCGACGACCACTGACCGACCATCGGCTGCCCGGTTTCCTCCTGCTGGTGGAACGTCAGCACTACGGCAGGGTCGACGAGCATCGTCCGGCGTGCGTTTTGACCGTCGCCCCGGTGATAGACCTCGGGGCCCTCAGGCGTCAGGTTGACCGTGTAGCGCTGGGGCCAACTCGCATTCCTGACCATGTGTTGATAGAAGGTCAGAAGGACGCCGATGTTGAGCGAGCCCTCGACAATCTCGGACAGCGTGCGCCAGTCCCACAGGTAGCCCGTCTCGCTGGCGTGATACACGACGTAGTTGAGGAACGGCACGCCGTCGCCGTCTACGAACGGGTACGCGTCACCCTCGAGCTTGGGGTGTCCTAGCACCTCTTCCGACACGTCGCGGCCTTGGCTGTCGGCCTCGACTGCGTAGTAACACGGCGGCACGCCCGTCTCGCGGTCGCCGAGGTCGGTGACGATGCGCACCCAGCGGTTAGGCTGCCACTCGACGAGCTCGCTGATAGCCTCCGGCACGTTGGGCGTCGACGACGAACACCGCGCCTCGACCATGTCAGGGAACACCGGCTTAAGCACTAGCCGACCGTCGATGACGTCGACGCGCATAAGCATTTCGCGCAGGGCGAGCGCGTCGCGCTGTACTCGCTGCATTAGCGACCACGTGCCCGCGTCCGTCATAGCCTCGAGTAGCCCGGCGCTGCCCTCGGCGCCCATGACGTCGGGCTCGCGCGTGTAGAGCTGCGCGGCCTGTTGCCATACCTGGAGGAACGGGTTAGCCGTGAGGTCCGGCTCGCCCCATGCGTCGCCCCGCTCGCCTCCCAGGCTGCGATAGATGCGCTCAACGATGTCCTGCCGGTGCTCGCTGTAGAGCAGGCGGCGCCGAAGTCGGGTGTGCTGCACGCGCTTTCGCTCGGCAGGGTCCAGAGGAGCAGGAGCTAGATTCACGGCGGCACCTTATAGCGAAAGTCAAGCGCTTGCATGTGCGAACTATCCGACGCGCAGCATAGGGCCCTTGCTCGACCCGTACGGGAAAATCCAGGGCTTGAGCGCGTACCTTATGGCATCGATACGGTCTTTGGCCGGGTGTTTCGGGTCAAAATCCCACGTCTGCAAGGCGTCGATGATGCCGGAGCATCGAGGGTGAACCACGAGGTTTTCGTGGACCATTGCTACATGCAAGTAACGGCAACCCGTCGACACCGTGCCTGCCGACTGCGTGCCGTCCTTTGCCTTGAGGATTCGCGGGCGCAGGGCTCGCGGGCTGACACCTAGACGGCTCGATATCGCGCGCATCGTTTCAATGTTCGACTTCATGCCCCACCTCGAGCGCACCGGGTTGTCGCCGTGGACCTTGCCCAGGTCGCGCCAGCGCAGGCCGTGACGCTCGACCATATCAAGCACCTTGTCCGCAAATTGCGTGTTAGTCGCGACGCCCGGCATCACGACCTCGTCAGTAACGAGCACGGCCTCGCG